GCCTGCTGTGTAAGCCTGGCGTGGTAACTGATCCAGCCGCTCCTTCCCATCCCGCTGCGCTGTCATCCCTGATGTGTCTTTCCAGTCTCGTGACGTCGGTGTTACCCAGCCCGTCAATAGTGCTGTGCCCGGTAGTTTCAGGCAGACTTTTGGTGATCCGTCCTGATTCTTCCCGCTGTAGCAATGAGTCGATCCGGTTGAGTCGTTCGCCACCGGTGTTTGCCACCCCGTCAATCGCGCAGCTCCGGAGACGTGTTGCAGACCCCGCTTCGTCTCCGGTTGTGGATTCGTATTCGCTACTGGCGTGGGCCACCCAGTAGGCCCGCTCTCTGATGTGCGGCGCACCGACGCCCGCTGACGTAAACGGCATAAGCCCGAAGGCGTATCCCACTCCTTCCAGGTCTGCCTGTACAAGGTCGAACCATGTGTTTGCGTTACCGCTTGCAACCTGTTCGCCAAAGACATGCTGAGGTCTGCGCTCGCTGATGAGATGGAAGAAGTGGGGCCAAAGGTGCCGCTCGTCAGCAAACCCATCTCCTTTGCCTGCCGCGCTGAAAGGCTGGCACGGACAGGAGCCGGTCCAGACTGGCTTATCGTCAGGCCATCCGGCGAGGCGCAGGGAATGAGACCAGACGCCAATTCCGGCGAAGAAGTGGCACTGCGTGAATCCTCGCAAATCGTCAGGTGTGACATCTTCAATACTCCTTTCATCAACTTCGCCAGGTGCGATATGCCCGCCGGCGATCAGGTTGCGCAGCCACTGGGCAGCAAACGGGTCGATTTCATTGTAATAAGCTGCTGGCGTCATGCGGCCTCCGTCTTCACAACGTCGATGGCGCAGCCGGGGATCAGCTCAACGGAAGCGGTGGCGCACTGGTTTCCCCAGTGACTCCAGCCTAGCGCTGCGCTGCGACTAAACAGCTCAATGCGAGGCACATCACCGTAAAGCAGCTCCAGCCGGTTTCGCACTTCCCACGGCTTTTCGCTGTGCGCGCCGAGCGGGCTGTAGACCACCTGCTTAATCCCGGCGTGCTTACGTTCCAGCCCAGCGCCGCGGGTGGCAATCAGCAGATCTTCTGTGTTGGCCCGGGTGTGGTTGCCGCCGTTCATGCGCGTCTCGGCGTTAAGCAGATCGAGGAAGTCGTAAAAGTCGGTGACTTCACCCTCGGCCAGCGCCTTGTTGATGCGCAACTCGGCATTTTGATTCAGCTTCACCCAGGTAAAGCCCTTCATCGTGCGAACGGTAAATCCCCAGGCCTCGGCCAGTTCGATAGCCTCCTGGTTATGCGTGCCGGTGTACCACATCGCCAGCACCGAGTTTTCGTCGGCAAGCTCCCACACCGGCAGGCGCTTAATGTCGATTAGCTTCATGGTTGAGTAGTGATCGGCGGCAGCGCCGTTGCTGATGGTGTTGCCGTAAGACCAGGGAGGATCAGCGTAGATAAGAGCGTATTTTTCGGTCATGCCGCCTCCTGCCTTTCCCGATATTCCTCAGCGAGCCGCTGCGCCTTTAATGGATTGCTGACCACTTCACCCCATGGCATTAGCCAGCCGTTACCAATGAACGGAAGACACAGTTTGCCAACCCTGATGTCGTCGTGAGCGTGAGTCATTAGTCACTCCTTGAAGCACCGCCGAGACCTTTGCGGTTGTCGTTGATATATGGGTCAGCTGGCGTGTAGTTGGATGGAGCAGGGGGTGAATCGTCGTTGGCTCTTTCTTGCTGGATGATTTGGTAAAGCTCTTTGCGGTCTGCTCGCTCAGAGGGTGAAAGCTTCCGGTCAGGGATTGGCCGGAGAAGATATTTTCGATACTCGGGGGTAAATTTGTTCATTGGTTTCTCCTGACCGGGAGATGCTTCAAAAGGGTATATCGTCGTCGAAGTCCATTGGCGGTTCGTTAGATTGTGCTGGTGCCGACTGCTGCTGAGGACGAGACCGTGCGCCGCCGCTGAACTGATTTCCGCTCTGCGGTTGGCCGCCACCTGCTGGTGCCGCACCACCGCCCTGACGACCACCCAGCATCTGCATTGTGCCGCCGACGTTTACTACAACCTCGGTGGTGTACCTCTCGACGCCAGCCTGATCTGTCCATTTGCGGGTGCGCAGCTGGCCCTCGATATAGACCTGAGAGCCTTTACGCAGGTATTCCCCAGCCACCTCGGCCAACTTTCCAAACAGAACGACGCGGTGCCATTCCGTTTGCTCTTTCTGCTCGCCAGTAGCCTTATCTCGCCATGACTCCGATGTCGCCAGCGTCACGCTGCACACTGCGCCTCCGGATGGCAGGTAACGGACCTCGGGGTCTTGCCCGAGGTTACCGACGAGGATCACTTTGTTTACGCCTTTGCTAGCCATTTACGCCGCCTGTTTAAGTTCTTTAAGTCGAATGCCAGTAACGTCTTTGCATTTGGCCTGGTGCTCAGCAAATCCGCTCAGTAATTTCCATGTATCTTCATAACGATGCTTTAGCTGATCGCCATCATTTTCCGAACTGGCGTATGCAGTGAATTCGGCGAGGATTTTGTCCGCATCCACTGACTGAGGTGCCTGGTCTTCCTGCTGTTGACCATCATGAGGCTGCTGGTTCTTCTCAATCGGTGCTCCTGATGGCAATGCCCATCCGGGGAGCGCTGGTGCTTTCCAGTAGAACGCGCCAACTTCTTTTGATTTTGCGTAGTGGAAACCGGGCGCACGTGTTGCTGAAACCACTGCGAACCCTTCTTCTAGGTTGTAGAGGTATCGACCGATACCCCATTGCACGGCTGCACGTTTCATGGCACCAGAGCGGCCACCTTTCACAGCTTCAACCTGTGTGTTTTCTGCCGCATCCCACTTGGTGATCCACTCGCCTTCGACTTTTATGGAAATACCGCATTCAACGCCGCCATTGTTCGGAATATCTTGGTACTCGTTACGCCAGCCAGCCTTGCCGCATACTTCATCAAGCCGCTTCATGATTGCGCGGTTGGTTACGTAGGCCAGCACCTTAGCCCAGATGCCGTTATTGTTTTTTCCCGCCTGCTGAATGCGCCACTCAATATCCTCGCTGGCAAATGGCGCATCTAATCCATCAAGGTTCATGTGTAATTCCCCGCAAATTCATCCCAGCTAATGACCGGGTTCTGCCGCTCGGCGGCCAGGTTAACTGGCTCGTCATCACCCTCCGGCTTTTCTGGCAGCACGTCGCGCATAAGGCGCAGGAATGACTCTTCATCCCACAGTTCTGCTGCCGTCATGCTGCACGCTCCTGATGGGTGATGACGTAACCCTGCTCAGCCAGCCATTCGATGACTTCTGCGCCGTCGAGCTGTGGTAGCACGTCACGGGTTTTAACGGTACCGGCAAGCACAACGCCTTCCATCTCAACTTTGATGGTGTTGTGGGGGCCAACAGATGTGCGCATGTCCACGCACTCGCATGTGATATTCATGAATCACCTCAGTAGTTAATTTTTGTGCTTGGAATGAGCTCATCCTTGATGGCTGTCAGCACCTCAATAGCCTGTTCACGCGTAATGCTGGTGTGGCTGGTTAGTGCGTTAACGATATTGGTTCCGACCGTCTTGCGATGCTTCACGTCAGCTTCACGTTTTGCCTGTTCGTCGGCTTTGCGCTGCTCTTCGGCCAGGCGAGCCTTTTCTTTCGCTTCAGCTTCACGCTTGATGCGATCCGCTTCTTCCTGCGCTTTCCGTTTTTCTTCTGCGATTGCGTCCTGCTTCTCACGTTCTGCCCGGTCAGCATCTTCCTTGCGTTTACGCTCTGCGGCATCTGCGCGAGCTTTCTCATCAGCCTCGCGACGCGCTGCAGCATCAAGTTCCGCTTTATGTCTCTCTTCGGCTTCGCGCTTGGCTTTGTCAGCCGCTTCCTGCTTCAGTCGCTCTTCGTGCTCACGCTGAGCCTGTTCCGCCAGGCTGCGCTGCTCTTCGCGGTCACGGTCGATATCCTTGTTCATCAGAAGAGCCATTTCATGGTCTGCTTCGATCTTGGCAGCCAGTTCCTGATCGAACTTGATGTTCATTTCCAGAGCTTCGGCGTGCAGCGCGTTCATGGCTTCTTCAGCCTTAATGCGTTCCTGCTCGGCTTCCCATTCGGTTAGCGGTCGACGGGTGGCATCGCGCAGCTCGTCGCAGGCATCAACAAATCGCTTAATTTCGGCCTCAGCAGGGCGCACAGCTTCTTTCAGGCGCTTCAGGTACTCACGGCCCGGCTTTTCAATTGCCGTCTTGCTGCGGGACACCTGCGCAGCCAGAGAGGCGACACGGTCACGGCCCTTCTTCGTGGACAGGTCCGGCACTTCGTTTACTGCCTGGCGGATTTGCTCGAGGTAAGCATCAAGGCCGCCAGCTACGTAAAGCACTGGTGCCTGCTCCGGCTTGATTTCGATGACAGTTAAGTCCGTTACTTCGCTCATGTTTTCTCCTGAAATTTGGATGTGCAGATCCCGCCCGCAGATAGCCAGGCCGATCGGTTGAATAGAGTGGTTAGCGGTTTAGCCAGTCGTTACAGTGATGCATTGCAGTCTGGCACTGCTCTACGGTGAACCATCCGAAGTGGCATT